TCATAGTGCTTTAAGTATATTAGCGAACTTTTCAGCAGTTTCTTTCTTTTTCTCTTTAGCAAGATGACTGTACAAATTCATTGTGAACGAATAGTCTGCATGTCCTAATCTCATTTGAATTTCTTTAGGATTTACATCATTGTTCATTAGTAGGCTTGCGTGAGTGTGACGGAAACCATGAAAACCTATGTTAGGAACTTTTGCTTTTTTAAAGTGTCGAACTAAGTGCTGTCTTTCGAGTTCGTAAGTTCTCATTTTTTGATGATATGAGAAAACTAGAGAATCATGCAAAGATATAGCACCGTAATTTTGGTGTTTTCTCCACTCTTTCAACATTGAAATTGTCTCGCTATCTACAGAAACTAAACGATTGCTTTCTTTTGTTTTTGCACTGTCTTGTATCTCATTGCTATATTGTATGAGTGTCTTAGATACACTAACGGTATTATTGACAAAATCAATATCAGACCATGATAAGGCTAAAGCCTCACAGATACGCAAACCAGTAGCAAGTAAAAGCTTGTATAGAGTAGTGCTTTTTATATTTGCTGTGGTTGATTGTAACGAGTCAAGGTAATCCAAGAAGCGTTTGAGTTCATCATTGTTAAAATACTTTATTTTTTTGACTGTTCTTGTCTTGAGTTTTGGAGAAAATACTTTTATAGCTGGATTGTCTGAGATAACACCTAATTGCATACCATAATCAAGAATGCGTTTGATGATATTGAGTAACAATTTATAATCTTTACTTTTTCCCTTTTCACGATTACCGTTAACTATTTCAGCAGTATTGGAATTTCTAGCCCAGTCATTAACAATATTTTGCAATAGTACAGTTGTAATTTTCTCAACTTTATAGTTTCCGAGTGCTGGCAAAATATAATTTTTTAAAAAATTACTATTGATTCTGATAGTGTTTGCTTTTACTGTCAATTTATAAGAATCAAACCAACTAGTGGCTAAGGCATTAAAATTGTCAAATGAAACTTTTTCTCTTGCAACAGTAGAGCCATTTTTGATAAACTTATTCATAGCTTGGTGAGCTTTATTCTCGCACGTTTTACGGTTCTTGGCTGTAACCGTGGTGCGTACTTGCTTACCTGTTAGGCTATCTACACCAAGATAGACATTTACTTTATAGACGGTTGTACCGTCTTTTTTTTGAACTTCTTTAATATTCATTTTTTCTCCTGTTCTATTGTCGGGCAAGACATGATTAAGGAGAAAGCGATAGTATTAAAGTTTTATTTATTCAAATTCCATATCATCAATACCATCAGTGAAATTTTCTAAAAACTCGTACTCGTTCATGAAGTTTATCCAGTAAGACACTTGCTCTTCATGATTATGAAAGCGAGGCTTGTTTTCTGCATTTTTAATTCCTTCGGATACGCTGATAAAAGCACCGCTTATATTCATATCCCACATCTTGTTAGCTTCTTTTTCAATGCGAGAATCAGGCCATTTTGCAGATGATTGTCTGCTGACGTTTTTGTCTAATAAATATATTGTAGCTTTTTCCAAAAACTTACCTTGGGCACGAGTGTTTTCTTCAACATATTTTCTAAATTCTGTGTAATCCATTTTTCACCCCTTACTATAAACAGTGGCTATGTAGTTGAGGTTGACCGATTATTTCATCAAACACCTCAACAACCAATCCATAATGACGTTTTTCTAACTCAAAATATTCAATAAATTTATCATAATCAATAACATCCGGTTCCCAATCGAACTGAGCAAGCCATTCATCGGCTCTATGTTCAATCATATAGCGGTCGGCTTCTCTTTCCTGCCTTCTGTCCCAACCAGAAGAACGACAATCAAGATGTCTATGTCCAAAGGAAACGTGCCCTATTTCGTGAAGTAATATATTCTGAGTTACCTTTTCACTATTGAATATATCAATAAAAATATAAGTTGTTCCTCTAATATTAAATTTCATTCCATCTTTAAGATGAGGGTAATCTGAAGGATTATAGTATTTTATTTTTAGTGCGAGTTCTGAAAGCAACTCCTTTATAACTGACATATATTTTACCCCCTGCCATGGTCTTCTTCCCATGTTTCACGGAGCAAATGTTTATAAAGTTCTTTTTCTCTATCTGTCAGAGGCACACCATCAAAAGCTACAGCTTCGTCAACAGCCTCTTGAAGCTCTTCGTCAGTAAGCGGAGAATTTATATCAAAAAGAGGAGTAACTTTTGGTTTTGGTTTAACAGCTCTTTTAGCCTTTTCTTGCTCTTCCAATTGAGAAGAAGCAGTATCGAGTACAACTTTTTGTCTTGGCTCTTCCAACTTTTTCATAACTGTAACAGTTTTTTCTATAGTTTCAGAATCATTTTCTGATTCGCGCGGTTCAATCATTGGAACGTCATAGCCCATTAACCACGGCTCACTAACTCCCAAAGTTTGAGATAGTAATATCAATTTTTGTTGATCGGGATTAGATTTTCCGTTTATATAATTAGATAAATGAGTTTTTGACATTTTTATACCCAATTTGTCTTGAAAAGGTTTAGATTTTTCAAGTATATCAACTTGTCTTAATCCTCGATCGTTCATTATTTTCTTTAATCTTATTTGAGAGTTTTCTTTTTTCATGAACTTATTATAAAACATTTATAAAAAAAGTTCAAATTTTTTATACTTTTCCCTTGACAATTATTTCTCAAATGATATAATGAAATCATAAAGTTCAAAACATTTGGACTTAGTGTCAAACAAGCGAACAAACATGGAGCATTCAGTACGGCAGACGGAACAGGCTCAAATGACGGTACACGACGTATCCACCGCGACGTAAGTAGCAAGTTTGGCAAATAAAAAGCCCCAGAGGGGCGGATAAGTTATAATAGAAGTATCTTAACAATTGGAGGAAGATATGAACGAATTAATACAGCCCGTACTGGCACTTGGAGGATTAGGATATTTAAATTTTCTTATATACTCAAGAATAGATAATCCTGATTTCGGTTCAGAATCGGATAAAAAGTTGATGATTTTATTATATTCATCAATGAATTATGGAATTTATTTATTGTTATCATTGTATTTTAAACTTGTACCATCAATTTTAATTGCAATATCTCTTTCAATAATCTTAACTTTGTTTTTTCCGTTTATCTCCCGAAAATTATTTATTCTTACAAATTGGATTAGAAGTATTTATGGCGTGCCTGATATAAGTAATACTAAAGTACAGGATAAGTTTTTTGAGAAGAGAGAGAGCTTCCCAATGTTTATCTTTTCTATACCAGATAATACATTAATAACATGTGGTTACAGAGGCTCTAAAAACGGAATGAACGAAGATTTTTCAATTATCAATTATAACTTTTATGGTAATGAAGGATTCTGCAGGATAAAAAATGAAAAAGATTTACTGGATTATATAGAAAATAAAAATATCGAAGCTGATATATATGTCAACTTCGATAAAAAGATAAAAATTATTTCTTTTCCGCTTTTGGTTGAGGCGGAGCAGATGAACGAGCAGGGCGGGGGACTGTAGACATTCCACCGTAATGACGTAACTCAGAAGAGCCATTATTTGGTTGAGGTATTGTTTTTTCAGCCATTCGTAATATCCTTTCTATAATATTTGAATAAAGGTCGGTAAACAATTATCCATAAATATTATAGCACGGAGTTATGATATCGCTCACAATGAGCAGGGAAGACTGGCGAACAGGTTCGATTCCTGAACTTCCCTTACTGCGAAAGCAGAAATTTAATAAACAGAAAGGATGTATCATGACTATTGATTATTCTAAATTGAAAGGTCGCATTAAAGAAAAGTATGGTAGTCAACAAGATTTTGCAAAGGCTATCGGTTTATCAGAAAAAATCATTTCTGATAAACTTAACAATAAATCATACTGGAAGCAATCAGATATCGATGCCGCTACAGAACTTCTTGGTATTAAAAAAGAAGACATTGGTATTTATTTTTTTAATAATAAAGTCCAAAAAATTTGAACTTTATAAAAAAGAAAGGATTCAAAAATGAACGAATTACAAAATTTTAATTTTAATAACTTACCAGTACGAACTGTACTTATTGATGATGAACCTTGGTTTGTTGCCAAAGACGTTGCTGATATTCTTGAATATTCAGAAACTGCACAAATGACACGGAGACTTGAAAAAGAAGATTCCATGTCTGTCAAATTAACAGGTATGAATATGAAGTCAACAATCATCAACGAAAGCGGACTTTATGAAGCAATCATCGGCAGTAAGAAAAAAGAGGTAAAACCATTCAAGCGTTGGGTTACTCATGAAGTCCTTCCGACGATCCGCAAGCACGGAGCTTACATGACGGATGCGAAAGCACAAGATGTTATTTCTGGTAACGGTTTGGCTGATTTACTACTTCAAGCAGGTAATCAGATTAAGCAACTTGAACTAGAAAAAAGCCAAATGAAACCAAAAGCGTTATTCGCTGATAGTGTTTCAGCTTCCGAAAACACGATTCTCATTCGAGATTTAGCGAAAATCCTGAAACAAAATGGAATTGATATCGGAGAGAAACGATTATTTACTTGGCTTAGAGATAACGGATACCTCGTTAAAAAAATTGGTAGCGATTATAACTCACCAACTCAACGTTCGATGAACTTAGGTATTTTAGAGTTTACCGAAAACACTCACGTTCATAATAGTGGGAAGATCACCGTAACCAAAACGCCCAAAGTAACAGGCAAAGGTCAAATCTATTTTGTAAACAAATTTTTACAAGATTTAGCTAGTTAGAAAGGAAAATATATGGGAGAACGATATGATCCAATGGCTGCGTATCTAGCCAATGGCGTCCTAGAAGAATTTCGTAAGATGACAAATGAATGGCTGAAATTCCAAAAGGAGCTGTTCAAATATGAAAGTAAGACCGGAGAAATCAGGCAGGCTGATTTGTTGAAAGAATTCCACATGTCATCAGATACGCTGAAAAAGTGGAGAGAAAACGGATTACCTTCGATAAATCGAGGTGGTTCAGTCTTCTATCTCTTGGAAGATTTACATGATTTTTATTACTAAAATGTCGGGCAAGACATGATTAAGGAGAAAACGACTACCTCCACATACAAAGTTAATTTATTAAATGCGGCGCTCCGCTAGAAAAGAGAGATTTTGAATAAAGAAATAGAAAAGTTAGCTAACAACTATAAAGAAATAATTAACAAAGCATCAGATCTTGCTTTGAAGCAAAATGATGGTGATATAAGAAAAGCTCGCAAATGGCTAAAAGAGCAACTGTTTTATACAGCTGATAGGGCCACAAACGAGCTTATCAAATTATCAATAGATAATATTTTAGATTACCAGGGTGTTTCTTCTAACGAAACAATTGCTGAAGTTTTATAAGTAGTTTTAAAATCTAGTCCGATAGCAAACCAGTCAGTACTACCAAAAAGTCCCATCAGCCCAACATGTTGATATGATGTTCCTAAATCTGGAGAGTCCATGTTAGAACCTGAAAAAACTCCTTCAGCATAATATCCATCAGGGTCTTTATCTAATGAATTCCAAGCGCTTATTCTGGTTTCTTCAGAAATAACGATTGACTCACCATTAGAAAAATGTACTTTAACAGACATCAACTTTCCTCCTTTCCATAAAACTAAGCAAATACCGCAAATATCTGCTCACAGTAATTATAGCACTCGGAGGATTAAAACACATACATAGAAAGGAAATTAATGGAAACAACAATCATAAACGGTCGTAAAGTTCGACTAATTCCAACAACAGTTGGACAAATCTATCATGATTTAATCAAACGAGAAAATCGTGGAGTAGTGGTCTTTGAAACTTGGGAACGACCAGACGGAAGTCTTTATATGACTTCACGCAAAAAGAATAAGCAAGAGCTTGCTGCTGATAAAGCTGCAATGCTTAATGAATGTATTTCAGACTGGAAAAAAGTTTGGAACTAAAAAAGCACTCGCAGGCAAATGGAGGTTCTAATGGAACAAGTAAAAACAATTAATCATCTTGGGCAAGTAGTTTATCAAGAGTCAGTCGAATTTTATAAAGAAAAACTCTCAGTTTACTCAAAAGATTTTCTTCAAAATTCGCTCATCCCTCAGCTTTATGAATGGTCAAATGCTTATAAAGCAGCGGTTGAACTGACAAAATAAAAAAGCCCGCACGGGCATGCGGACTAAGACGTGATACATATTTATATATTTTTATATCTAGATTATATCACGTTTCAACAAAAATAAGAAACGGAGAATTTAAAAATGGCAAATGAATTAGGAATCTTTAGTGTTGATAATTTAAATATGACCACAATTAAGCAATATTTAGATGGTGGTGGCAAAGCAAGTGATGAGGAACTTGTTTTACTTATTAATCTTTGCAAACAAAACAACATGAATCCATTTATGAAAGAAGTTTATTTCATCAAATATGGTAATCAACCAGCTCAAATCGTTGTATCTCGTGACTTTTATCGAAAACGTGCATTTCAAAATCCTAATTTTGTGGGTATTGAAGTTGGAGTGATTGTACTTAACAAAGATGGAGTTCTTGAACACAACGAAGGAACATTCAAAACTCATGAACAAGAATTAGTTGGTGCATGGGCTAGAGTTCATTTAAAAAACACAGAAATCCCAGTATATGTTGCGGTATCTTATGATGAATACGTTCAAATGAAAGATGGACACCCTAATAAGATGTGGACTAATAAACCATGTACAATGCTTGGAAAAGTAGCTGAAAGCCAAGCACTGAGAATGGCATTTCATGCTGAGTTTTCTGGAACTTACGGAGAAGAAGAGTATCCTGAGCCAGAAAAAGAACCTCGCGAAGTGAACGGAGTCAAAGAACCTGACCGTGCTCAAATCGAATCATTTGATAAAGAGGATTACGCAGCAAGAAAAATTGAAGAGTTGAAAGAAAAAGCTCAACCTCAAAAAGAAGTTGTTGAAGAAACTGGCGAAGTTATTGATGAAGAGCCTTTGGAGGGATTCTAAAATGAGTGAAGTTATTGAAAACGAAGAAGTCAAGGATATCGAGATTGATTTTAAGCCAGCCGTTATAAATATCCTTGAAGAAGAAAAATTCAAAGCATCTATCAATCGAGTCGTTGTAGAATATACCGGCCACGTTCCAAGCGTAGAAAATTTAACGGTTGATAGAAAAACTCGGGCGAGCTTGAATAAACTAATTACTAAGATTGAAACAAGACGTAAAGAGATTAAAAAATCAATTAATGTCCCTTACGCAGAGTTTGAAGGTTGGTACAAAAAAGCGATTGCTCCAATGGAAAAAGTCATTGAAACAATTGATGCAGGAATCAAAAAAATTGAAGCTGAGCAAAAAGAATCAAGAAAAAAAGTTGTTCATGAATTATTGGTTGAACTGACAACAGACACAGAAGTAGATTCACGAATCTTTGAAAACTTTGTTGATGATTGGGCCAAATCATCAAACTTTAATGATATTAAGCCTAAAAAACAGCTTATTGATTCTATTACTTATGTCATTGATGGTGAAAAGCAAAAGATTGCTGAATACAAATCTGCAAAACAAAGTATTTCAGACTTTTGTTTCGGAAACAATATAACTAGTACACCGTATATTAGAATGCTTGATAGTGGAAAAACTGTCAGTGAAATAATGGCAGTAATTACCGAAGATGTTCTTTTTGAGAAGCAACGTAAAGAAGCTGAGGAAAAGCGAAAAGAGGCAGAAAAACAGAGACAAGCTGAACTTGAAAAACAACAGCAAGAATACGAAACAAGAAAACTTGAAGAATCATTTAATGCTCTGCCCTCTCATGTTGGCCAAGAAAACGCAAGAGCATTATCTCAACCAGAAGTAGTTGAACATGTTAAAGAAGAATTTGATAAAAAAGCTTCTCAATCACATTCTGAACCACCATATAAAGAACCAGAACAAATATATCATGCGGTAATTCTAGTAGAATTTGATATTAAATTTGGAGATATCGAAGCTAAAGACGAATGGAAAAAAGACATCGAAAAAAGTGGTGGCCGAATCAAAGAAGTGCCAGTATGGAAAAAATTAAAAACATTTAACCTATGAGCAAACTGCAGTCCTCACTAATCCTGAGCAGTAGAATTAGAAATAATTCAACTTTAAGCAAAACCATCTTGGGCGGTGGTTTCGTATTTAGTCAAAGCTGGAGGGTGGCGGAACGAGCCGTAAAGTCAATGAGTATTTAGTGTTTACACATAACCACTCATCGCCAGCTTTTAATTTGAAAAATAAAACTTGCAATAAATATAGAAGAAAGGAAGAACACATGGAATTTGAAACGTGGAAAAAAATTGAGTTTATTAACTCTCCAAAAATTGTTGGTATTCCAGTAGGGGAATATGAGATTAGCAGCCATGGAAATCTAAGACAAATCATAAGTGACAATATTCGTAAGAAAGTAAAAATAAATACCACATCAGACCAGCGGCCAAGATATGGTTTTACACTCGATAACGGAAAACGAGTAATGCCATTTATACATCAATTGGTAGCATAAGCATTTATTCCAAACCCTGAAGGACTGCCAAACGTTAAACATATTGATGGTAACAAATCAAATAATTATGTTGGAAATCTAAGGTGGTCGAAGTGATGGAACAAAGTACAAAGTTTTTTAACCAAATACCAGTGCCAATTATTGAAGCTGATGATTTAAATGATTTTGAAAAACTTCTTTTTAGTGAAATATATACGATGGCTAATTCTTTTGGCAGTATCTTTCCTTCAAATGCTTATCTTGCTAAAAGATACGGCAAGACAAAAGGAACAGTTTCAGCTAATCTGAAGCGTCTTGAAGAAAAAGGATACATCAAATTAGAATATGAGTTTGAAAATGGAGAAGTTAAAAAGAGATATATTTATCCCTATGTTGATAAATCGGTAGGGGGTATACCGAAGAATCAGCATACCCCTACCGAAGATTCATTAGAGGGTATACCGAAGAATCGTAAGTATAATATATCAACTAATAAATCAATTAATAAATCAAATAATAATATATCGGACAAGTCCGATAAAGAGTCTGATTTAGAAACTAGATTTAATAATCTTTGGAAAATATATCCTAACAAAAAAGGAAAACCGAAAGCTCTATTAGCTTATAAAAGAGCTTTAAAATCTGGAACGACAGACGAAGAGATTAAAACGGGTCTTGAAAACTATTTGGAAGAAATAAGAGTTAAAAATACCCAACAAAATTATATAAAACATGGCAGCACATGGTTTAACGGCAAAGGTTGGGAAGATGATTATGATTTAATGCCTATTCAAACTCAAACGTACAACAATAATAAAGTTGTCAAATCAGCTCCTAACTGGTCTAATCAAAGATTTGAAAAAGACGAAGAAACAACGACAACGGAAGAATTCGAGGAATATATGAATGGCTTGGACTCTTAAAAAACGTGCTCTTGATGATGGGCTATCAGAATATTACCGTAGCTTTATTCCTGGGATTACCCATAAACAATACTGCAGATATGTTGAAAAAGCTTATGAAGAGGAAATAGTATTAAGTCCTATCACTTTTATCGCAATAGTTAAAGGTATTGACAATGAAAAAGCAACCGAAATATTTTTTGAAAAAAATAAAGAACTGACAGATTCAGGAGTAATTCCTGCAATTGCTAGATTTGGAGAAGCAAGTGAAGTTCCAGCAAACTAAAAAGTCAAAATATGGAGCAAAGAAAACAACGGTAGATGGCATTGTATTCGATAGCAAAGCTGAATCAATCTACTATTTGCAACATAAAAATGATGAGCGGATGACCATGCAAGAGAAGTTTGTTCTCATGGATAAATTCAGATTGAACGGAAAACTTTATAGAGAAATAGCTTATAAAGCGGACTTTGTTTTCAGAAATGAAGCTAACGAGATTATCAAAGTTGTCGATGTAAAAGGCATGGTCCTACCTGAATTTAAAATGAAAGCAAAATTATTTGCTAACAGATACGGTATTCCAATAACAATAGCTAAAAAAGTAGCGAGAATGAATATGTTCGAGGAGAGCGCGATATGACAGCATTCAGAATCATACCAACTGTTAAATTATTTAACTTAGCTAAGAAAGCAAGATATGACGGTTATGGAAGTAATTTGGTTTATATCACAGTTAGAACTAAAGGAAGTCATGAGCTGGTTGAAATTTATCGAGATATTAAATCTGTTTTCAACAACGGAAAAGATATGACTTGGAATCAACTGTTTAATTTTATGGATAAGCAACTGACAGAATCATTAGTTGTATTTGAATAGCTTTAATTCATGAAAATTACGGTTACATTGAGTGCTTAAACCGTTTCATGGATAATTTATCACGAACAATCTAAAAGCGCTTAAAAGCTAAAATATGAGGTGTTAGTATGACAACGCAAAAAGAAAAAAATGTCCTAGATTTTAAAGACAAGGATATCTTGAAGAATCATAAAGTCGCTGACAAAGACGACGAATGGTTTCACGAACAATGGAAAAATAAACTAAGTGGATTAAATGAGGCAGGAGATGGCAAGGTTAGAAAAAATTTATGATGTTTATTTCAATGGGATAAAAACGGGAACTGGTACGAAAAAAGAGCTTTCAAAAATGCTTCTTGTATCACCTCATTCAGTCGCTGGTTGGGTTAAAAATGGTATGGCTAATTCTCCAAAAAAGAACGCAGTCAAAGTCGCCATTGTAAATGAAAAAGCGATGATGGAAAAATATCCTGGTTGGAAGCCCTATGGTGGTTCAAAATCTAAGATTTCTGATGAAATAACCGATCGTGACCGTAGAAAGCACGAAACAAAAGAAGAACGTAGATTGCGAAGAAACATCAGAGCGCAAATGGCAATCGAAAACTCAAGAAAAGACGACAGCGTCTTTAAATAAAGGAAAAACAAACAATGAATAAAAAATTAATCACAACAGCAGTAGTCGCAGCAGGAATCTTTGGTTCAGCAACTTTTGGAGCTTATGCAGCTAATGCATGGGCAGGGCATCAAAATATGGTCGCTGTGCAACAGAATATCTCTATCTTGAAACAACGCTTGCTAGACCGAAACGAGCAGCTTAAACAGGCTAATAATAGCTCACAGCAATATTCAGACCAATTGAATCAATTGAACAACCAAATCAACCAGTTGAAAGACCAAATCAATCAAGATAACTCAAACTTGCAAAATCAAGCTGCTAGCTATCAAAATCAACTGAACGCACTCAATCAGCAAAAAGAAGAAGTCGCTAGACAATTGAGTCAAGCGAACCAAGACAAGGCGAAGATGGCGCAACAGATTAGTGATTTGAACTCAAAGCTAACTGCCGCTCAACAAAAGACTGACGAGTTATCTCAGGCTGTGACTGATGCACAACAGACTAAAGATTTATCAGACGACGCTGTCAACGCGACGAAGTGAGGTGGGAAATGACAGTTGAAAGTTTATTAAAAGTAATGCAAAAAGGAACAGATGTAATTCTGAAAGATAAGTCTGAAAAAGAATTACTCCGATTTAGTCAAGACAATGACCTTAACGCAGTTTCATTTGAATATTTAAATCGAAAAATACTTGTTTTAGAACCCCATGGAAATAGCTTTACTGCTATCTTGGAGGATTCAAAATGAAATTCACTAAAGGAAGTTATATTGGCGAAGATATCGTAATAGAGCTATCTAAAGCTGAGAACTTGGAGTTACGAAGAGCTTTGAACCAATGTAAAAAAGAAGATGTACCACAGATACAACTAAACAGAGGCGAGTGGTTTATGCCATTTGTCTTGGAGGACACGAAAAATGACTAAGTTTGAATTACCTGAAAAGCCAAAGAAAACGAACACGTCAGAAGACGTTAATAATTTGAGAAAAGCCGTTGATGAGCTGGATAAGTTCGATTATGCATGGAAAACGTATGCTAATAAAGCTGACCGAAGAATAGATGCTGCAAATAAGCATATTGAAGAATTAGAACGAGAAAACCAACGATTGGTAGCTGAAAACTTGACTGTCAAAACATTGGTTGATAGCGCAAAACAACAGCAATCCCTGCCAGTCGTGCCTGAGTGTGTGGGTAGCTGGATTGAATGTGTAAAAGAAAAAAATAATAATGCGCTAGCTTTACTAGATGATGATAATATGCCAGACGATGTGAATGAGTGGCTTTTCTTTCAAAGAAATGATGACAATATCAACTTGATTCTTCGTGCATGGCTAGACGGCTACACAGTCGAAAAACCGCAGCTGTTCTATATTGAATTACCAAAAGTTTTTGGATTAAGCGATTCAACCTTCGTATCAAAAGCGGAAAGTGGAATAATCTCAGAATTTACAAAAGGAAAAGATTATGCATTAAAATTAACAGAACAAGAAATCAATTCGATTGATGAGCGCTACTGGCAATTTGCTGTGCCTGTGGAGGACGGAGAATGACAAGAGGATTTAAAAAACTAGACGGAAATGCGACTATTACAGAACGAGCGACAAAACATAGCGCAGGATATGACATTTCAGCAAGTGAAACAGTTACGATTCAACCTGATGAAATTAAAGTGGTAAGCACTGGGCTAGCTGTTCAACTTGGAGATGATGAAGTATTGAAATTATACGACCGTTCAAGTAATCCAGTTAAGCGTGGCATTGCATTGATTAATTCAGTAGGAATTATAGATTCAGATTACTATCCGCAAGAATTTAAAGGCTTATTTATGAACATCTCAAAAGAGCCTGTAACCATTTCTAAAGGTCAAAGAATAATGCAAGGGGTATTTGTCAAATAACCTTACAATAGACGATGACAACGCAAATGGAAAGCGCACAGGCGGATTTGGTAGCACTGGGGAGGTTTGAGAATGACCGACAAACTAATATCGCTGGTCATCAAAGTGTGTGACTGGGTAGCGAATTTAAAGGAGAGAAAAATGTGTAATTGTTTTTCAACAGCACTACAAATTGGAAAAGATAAAAATGTGAGATTAATTACTCCAGATTATTTTGGAATTAGGACTGTTCTGGTTGATGCTTGCATTGCTCCAGTAATCCAACATCTTTGGAAGCATCATATATGGACTGAAAATTCATGTTGTGAGCATTTAGGTGTAGAAGGACGACCCGAGTCGTGGGGCGGAAATAAACCATCAATTGTCTTAGGGAATAATGTTAAAGACTTTGACAGAGTTCGTGAATTGATAGCTGAGGTTGATGATAGAGAGTTTGAACTATCTCAATGGCAGAAAGTAATCGTGTGACTGGTGGGGAGGGATTGAATGAAACCAATAATAAGTAAGTTATTTGAAGAAATAGATGAATTGGAAGAGGAATTAGAATATTATTCAAAACGTGATATGTGTCACCAAGCACATTTTAAAAGATATCAAATAGTAATTAGACGTGATTTTATAAAGAAAATCAGTAATGCACACAACCCACAGATTCCAGAGCCTTGGGCTAATATGAGCGCTGATGAGATTATTAAAGGATTAGGAGTATATAAATGAAACTTTTGTGTAAGCTGTTCGGGCATAAGTGGGTATTAGAAGCTGGATGTACCTTTTGTTGGCGATGTAGTAAAGATTACAATGAAATCAACCGCTCAGACCTTGACGAGTCTGAGAACGTGTTCCCTGAAAAATGGCTTGATAAACATATGGATTGAACGCAAAAAAAGCCCAAGCTGACCAAGCTTGAGCGAAATACTGAAGAATACTGCGATTTTTATTTTTGGTCATCAACATTATAGCACACAGACCAATAATTTATTCCAAAATAAAAATGCCCGAACTGACCAGATTCGAGCTTAATAGAACAAAGTTTTATGGATAATTTTTATGGTCTGACAAATTATATCATACTGAGCTAGGAACTCGCTAAACTCAACTGGAGGGAAAAAATGCTTACATTTATTTTAGGTCTATTAATTGGACTCATAGCAATGTTCTTGTTTTATGTGAAAACAGCAAAAGAAATAAGTTCAAAAACAATAGCAGACATATTAGAAGACTGCGTTGAAAAAATAGAGTTGCATGAATGGAGTGTAGAAAAGATAGTTGATTTTTTGAAAAAAACTTCTAACAAAATAAGAAAAAATAAATATTAATAATAAAAAGCCCGCTGGGAACGGGCTCAATTAAAGGTTTTCTAACTTAATTATACTGATGTTATCCTTAAATCTTAGAGTCACTATTGTATAATTTAGACAAAGGACAAAAACATGTAAAAACGCTACTCAAAAGAATTTAAAGAAACCCTTATCGCCTTCTATCATTCTGGTCAATCCGTCACCCAGCTGTCTAAAGAATACGACGTGGCCCCTGCAACAATTTATAAATGGATAGACCTCTACTCTAAATCTAATGAAAGCTCCGTCTCTAAAGCTGATTTTCTAGAATTAAAAAGACAACTGGCTAAAGTTAAGGAAGAACGAGACATCTTAAAAAAAGTATTGACCATATTCGCCGAGAAAAAGAAGTGAGTGCGCTCAAACCATACAAACTTTAGCACTCAATGTCAGACTAAGCTGTCAACTCCTTGATGTTCCTGAATCAAGTTATTATGAACGGATTAACCGACATCCATCTAAAACTCAATTAAGGAGACAATACCTGTCACTCAAAATTTCTCAACTCTTCAATGCTAACCGAGGAATCTATGGTGCTCCTAAAATTCATCATCTTCTACTTAAACAAGGGGAAAAAGTCGGGTTAAAACTGGTACAGAAGCTAATGAAGCAACTTCAACTCAAGTCTGTAGTCATTAAGAAATTTAAGCCTGGATACTCACTAAGTGATCACATCAATCGAAAAAATCTCATACAGACTGAACCTACAAAGAAGAATAAGGTTTGGTCAACCGACATTACTTATATTCCTACTCAACAAGGATGGGCTTATCTCTCAACCATTATGGATCGTTATACTAAAAAAGTCATTGCTTGGGATTTGGGCAAGCGAATGACTGTAGAATTAGTGCAAAGAACTTTAAATAAGGCCATTAAATCACAAGCCTATCCAGAAGCTGTTATTCTTCATTCTGACCAAGGAAGCCAGTATACGAGTCTAGAGTATGAAGAGTTGCTTAAGTATTATGGGATGACTCACTCTTTCAGTCGAAGGGGATACCCTTATCATAATGCCAGTCTTGAATCTTGGCATGGACATTTAAAAAGAGAGTGGGTGTATCAATTTAAATATAAGAACTTTGAAGAAGCCTATCAGAGTATTTTCTGGTACATCGAAGCCTTTTATAATTCAAAACGAATCCATCAAAGTTTAGGGTATCTTACACCTAATCAATTTGAAAAGGTAAGTGCTTAAAATAAATAGATTAAAATTCTACGTTTGTTACTCTAAAAACTTGACTTAACGTCAATACCACAAAAGGAGAATTTGATTAATGGCAGATAAGTTAGATAGAATTATTGGAGATTACGTTAATGGCAGACTTGAAGCCAGAATAAAATCAATTGAAAGCAGATATCTTTATAAACAAAAAGTAGATAACTTAGGCATTCGTACAGCTTATTCTGGCGGTTCGGAGCCTGAAAGTCATGTTTTAAATAAAGAAGCGCTTGAAAATGATGAGGAATTAATCAGATTAAGAGAATTGATAAGACAAATCGACATCTGGTATCTACCTTTGATTCAAGTTGAAAAGGAGGTAATAAGACTAAAATGCGAAGGATATAATGGCAGATACTGGTATCAAGTAATGCAAGAATTGGATGTTCAAGGATTTGAAGTTCCACAGAAGAAAGCTAAAGCTGCTTATTATAAATTTAGGAATGACATCTATTCTTTTGTTATTCACTTAATTTGAGAGGGACAAAATAGGCAAAAAAAGAATCGAAATTGCCTGAAATTGGCACCTCAATCCTTGTTTTTGCTGATATACTTGTATTATGAAGTAAAAGGCAAAAGCAAAAATTTCAGAAAAATAAGGTTGAATTTGCTTCATAAGCTTGTTAGGGTTCGACTCCCTGACTTGCTATTATATTTTATTACAGGTTGTCCAATGGGCAGCCTTTTATTGTTGATGAAAGGAGATGCCCTATGAGGTTACACCGCTGTGCAAATGTAGGGTGTCGTGAATTGATACCCCTTAAACATAATTACTGCCAGAAGCATTACGATGAGCGCCTAGGCAATTACATCAATCAACGGGCAGAAAGTAAAGCTAAGGCATCTCTAACTTTAAGAGGGCAACGTAACCAAGCTGAACAGAACAGAGAGTATGACCAGACAAGGCGAAAGGAATTACACAATGGATTCTACCAAGACAAACGTTGGTCTAAAGTATCTGAGTACGTCAAGGCAAGAGATGGTTATGTTGATGCGATTGAAGGTAAGGCATGGGATAAGGGCGACCTGATAGCCGACCACATCATACCAAGACGATTGCTTTCAGGAATGGAACAATATAATACTGACAATCTATGGCTTCTAACTAAATCGCAGCACAATAAAAAAACTGCAATAGAAAATAAGTTATCTGACCAGCAATTAAAAAATGTTGGGCGAGATTGGTGGAAAAAAGTTTTAAAAAATAAAAAATAGCCCCCCGTCATTGCTTTTAGGAATACCGTATACCAATAGTGGCTCCCTGAGTAAAAAAGTGATTTTTTAAAATTTTTGCATAGGGGGGTCAAGACAAATAAGAAAGGAGAATTTTTTGGCTAAAAAAAGTTTTAAAGATATTAATGACGGCCGTTTGAGCTATCAGCCACCAGACCATCTTGGACGTACTGCAAAACAAATTTGGCGTAGAGTTGTCCTTTTTTTAGAAACACAAAAGCCTGTAGAACGAATTGACCAAACATTGGTTGAAATGTATTGCACTCAGTATGAAATTTATAGAAATTCATATGAACATTTAAAAAAGCATGGCGAGGTTCAAGAAATTTATAAACCAGTTCAAGATATGACTGGTGAAATTATTGATAGACAGTTCCAAGGATTTAAACGTAATCCAATGACTCAAATTTACTCTGATGCAATAAAAAATCTTACAAAGATTGGTTCTGAACTAGGATTATCTCCAAAATCTCGTTCAGAGTTAATGGGATTGAATATGCAGGAAGATGAAGAAGAAATTGATTGGACTTCTAAGTTTGGTGGTGGTTAATGGATAACTATACAGATTTAATAGGACGTTATCCAGATGATCCAGCTTTATCTTATGCAATTGGTGTACTTAACGGCACTATAATCTCAGGGGAAAAAATAAAGCAAGCCTGTAAACGCCACATTAATGATTTAAGGAGAATTGTTAAAGATGATGCATTCATTTATATCTATGATTCAGAACAAGCTAAGAAAATTGTAGAATTTTCAACACTCCTGAAAGATGTAACGAGTGGCGAACCATTTGAAGCATCACCTTATCAAAAGTTTATTCTAGCTTCTGTTCAAGGGTGGCGTAATCCAGAGACAAAAGGGATGAGATTTAAAACAATCTTTATTTCAATGGCTCGGACAAATGGTAAGACTCAAGTACTTGCAACTTATGCGCTTTATAATTTCTTATTTGGCTCTCCTAAAATCAATAGACAACTTGCAGTAAGTTCAATAGATATTGCTCACACGCATAACTTATTTAATTATATGAGGTTCAATTGGATTCAATTGAAAGATGGTGTGTTTAAAAAGCTTGCTAAAGCTTTAGATATCAACGATAACTCTCAAGTTATGGAGATAAAAAAGCAGTCTGCGGTAATGAAAAAGCTTTCTGCTCAAGGAAGCCCAGCGGATTCTGACCATTATACTACTGGTATCGTTGATGAATATCATTTATTTGGTCAAAAGCAACGTGATTTTATTAGCTCAATGACATCTGGTATGGTTAATAATCCATTAGCTCAGATGTTTTTTATTTCAACAGCTGGAGTTGACCCGACTGTTCCGATGTTTGAAGATTATAAGCGGTATTCTAAAATGCTTGAATCTGGTGATTGGAGTAGTTCTGAAAAAGATTTAGTTCTTATATGGGAACAAGATAGCGAAGATGAAGCTTATCTAATTGAAACATGGCCTAAGTCAAATCCATTAATGGAAATAGAGTCTATGCGCAAGAACCTTACAGAGGGGATGATTACCGAACGTGATTCATTAAACTCTCAAGGGCGCATACGTGACTTTTACGTTAAGAATATGAACTTATGGCAGAACGCAAAAAAGAACGCTTATTTGCCATTAGATTTGGTTCAAGATGCCATTGTAGATGAGTTTGATTACTTCGGCCGTGATGTCTTTATTGGTTTTGACTACTCGCAAACAAATGATGATACCTCATTAGCTTTTGTATTTCCTCATAGTGGAAGTAAATTTCATTTGTATCAACACAGCTGGATACCTATTGCGAAAGCTGGTTCTATTGAAGCCAAGGAACAAAGAGATAACATTGATTATCGTGCGGTTCAAGAAAAAGGGTTCGCAACTATAACTAGAGACCGTTTTGGACTGATTGATGAAGATGAAGTTTTTAATTGGATGCTTAATTTCATAGAAAAAAACGAGTTAAAAGTAAAAGCTATTTTGTATGACCAGTGGGGAACGGGAAATTTCATTAGACGACTGGATGAAGTCAAAGAAGAATATCTTCTGATTCCAGTAAGACAAGGGATTAAGTCACTTAATGAGCCTACTAAATTCTTGCAGTCTTCGTTTATTAAACATAATATTACAATGCTTGATGACCAAGCGTTAATTCAAGGCCTAGTCAATGCAGTTACTGTTTCTGATAATAATGGGATTAAGCTTGATAAAAATGTCAATTCTCAAAAAATAGATGCTGCTGATGCTATTGTCAATGCACTTTATGAAGGACAATTTTACTTTAATGATTTTACAAATGTAGAAGAAAAGAAAACAAATTCTCCTTTTGGAAATATGAATGACGAAGAAATCAGCGACTACTTTATTAATGGTTTTAGTTTTTAAGGAGGAAAATGAAAAATTTAATTACATACTTACCAGCGCTACTTGTTTTCGTTGGTTTTTTATTTGTATCGGTTGGTGTATTCATTATTAATGTTCCGATAGGGCTAATTGTTTCAGGAATATTGTTATTTGCCCTAGCTTATATGTATTCAAGTAAAGGAGGACATACATGAGTATTTTAAACCCTTTTGAACGCAGAAGCTCAATTACACCTAATAATTATTACCCTTTTATGGTTCAAAATGGTTCGATTGTTCCTAATTCGCTTGTCGATGCAACAGAAGCACTAAAAAATAGCGATTTATATGCAGTGACTAGTTTAATTAGCTCGGATATCGCAGGTACCAGATTTACTGGTAATCAAGTGTTCACAAGTGTTTTAAACAATCCAAGCCACTTAACAAATGCTTTTAGTTTCTGGCAAACAGCTATATTAAATCTTTTGCTTAACGGGAATGTATTTCTAGCCATTTTAAAAGGTGATAATAGCTTGATGAAAGAGTTGAGGTTAATTCCTAGTAACGCTATAACAATAGATTTGACCGATGATACATTGACTTACGAAGTTAATCAATTTGATGATTATCCAAGTGCTAAATATAACGCTAGTGAAATGATACATGTAAAAATCATGGCTTATGGTGTCGATACACTCCATAACTTGGTTGGTCATTCTCCACTAGAATCTCTTACAAGCGAAATAGGGCAACAGAAAGAAGCAAATAGACTTTCTCTATCAACTTTAAAAGGAGCGCTTAATCCTACAAGTGTTGTCAAAGTTCCGCAAGGTACCTTATCTTCAGAAGCTAAAGACTCTATAAGAAATGAGTTCGAAAAAGCAAACGGAGGAAATAACTCAGGACGTGTCATGGCTCTAGATCAATCAGCTGATTTTTCTACAGTATCCATAAATGCCGATGTTGCTAATTACCTTAATTCAATGAATTGGGGAAGAACTCAAATTGCCAAAGCTTTCGGAGTATCTGACAGTTATTTAAACGGAACAGGAGACCAACAGTCGAGTCTTGACCAAATTAAGGACCTTTATGTTAATGCTTTAAACCGATTCATTGAGCCTTTAATTTCAGAACTGAGAATCAAATGCGATTCATCGATTGGCGTTGATATGTCTCCCATTACCGACTATTCAAATTCTGTGTTTAAAGCAGATATATTGAACTGGGTAAAAGAAGGGATTATTGAGCCAACAGAAGCAAAGACTTTATTAGAAAGCAAGGGGATTATTTAGTGGAAAACATCGAATATCGTTATTTTGATTCAACAGAGTTAGAGACGAGGAGCCCTACAAATACTGGTTTTATTGGACAAATTGCAGGGTATGCTATTAAATTCAATACTCCTAGCACTGCAATGGCTCCATTTATTGAGTATATCGCTCCGACAGCACTTGATGATGTAGATTTAAGCGATGTATTAGCTTTATATAACCATGATTACGCCAATGTGCTAGGCAGAGTTGATGCAGGAACTTTAAAGTTAAGCATTGATAAATTCGGCTTGCATTTTGTTTTGGATATGCCAGATACAACAGTTGGTCATGACGTTTATAACAATATTAAGGCTGGGAACCTTAAAGGTATGAGTTTCGGCTTTGTCGTGGCAGACGGTGGTGATTCATGGCAACAAGGGGCGGATAGTCCAATAAGAATTATTAATCAACTTCAAACGTTGAGTGAAATAAGCGTTGTAAGTAGACCAGCTTATGATGATACAAGCGTCCAAGTTACTCGTTCAATGGACGCTTTTTTGTCGGAACGAACGAGAAAATATAAAGAAAAGGTAAAAATCTACCTAGGAGGACTCAATGAAAATTGAAAAATTAAAAAAAGATTTAGCGACTAAAACTGCTGAACTTAATACCAAAAAAGCTGAAATTCGAAGCTTTACTGAGTCAGAAGACAAAACAATTGATGAAGTCAAAGCTGGAATGGCAGAAATCAAAGAAAAAGAAGATGAAATCAAAGAAATTCGCTCTAATATTGAAGTTTTGGAGCAAGCTTCAGCATTAAAAATTGAAGAAAAAAGAGATGAATCTGATTTAGCTGATCCAGAATTAGAAGAAAATTCAGCAGATAACGAAGAAGATGATCCAGAAAAACTTAAAACTGAAACAAAATCAGAAGCAGAAAAAGATAAAAAACTCTCAAAGATGAAGAAAAAAGAGATGCAGGAGGATTGCAAGATATGAAATTAAAAGTTGGTGGCGAAATCGCAGATAAAAAAGTGACTGCTTTTGCTGATTATTTAAAAACTGGTGAAGTTCGTAATGTTACAGGTATTGCTTTGACTGATGGGAAAGTAATTATTCCTCAAACAATTCTCACTCCAGAAAAAGAAGTGTATCAATTCCCACGGCTTGGCTCATTGGTTCGTACCGAATCAGTAACTACAACAACTGGTAAGCTTCCAATTTTTAATAACTCTACTGACCTATTGACTGCTCACACAGAGTATGGTCAAACAACTAAAAATGCAACTCCAGTTATTACACCTATTCTTTGGGACTTGAAAACATATACAGGAGGCTATGTATTCTCTCAAGAATTGATTTCTGATTCGTCTTATGATTGGCAAGCTGAACTTCAATCACGATTGACTGAGCTTCGTGATAATACTGATGATTCTCTTATCATTACAGCTTTGACTTCTGGAGTTAAAAAAACTTCCTCTACTGACTTACTTGGAGATATTAAGAAAGTTCTGAACGTTACTTTAAAACCTCAAGATTCTGCAGCTGCTTCGATTGTTATGTCACAATCTGCCTATAACCTCTTTGATATGGCTACTGATGCAATGGGTCGTCCTTTGTTGCAACCAAACGTTACCGCAGCAACTGGTTATACTTTGCTTGGGAAAACAGTTGTTATCGTTGATGATAAATTGTTCCCTAGTGCTAGTGCAGGGGATGTAAATATCGTTGTTGCTCCGCTCAAAAAAGCAGTAATCAACTTTAAACTTACTGAAATTACTGGTCAATTCCAAGATACTTATGATGTCTGGTATAAACAATTAGGTATCTTCTTGCGTCAAAACGTTGTACAAGCTCGTAAAGACTTAATTGTTAACTTGACAGGTAAGCTAAAAGAAGTAAAAGTTATTCAATCTACAGCAGTATAAGGAGTGAATTATGGCACTAATTACAGCACAAGAATTACTTGATGAAAATCATATTGATTCAAACTATGATGAAATTGCAACTATGAATAGACTTATTCATGATGCAAGTGCCTTAATTCGTGGTTCTATTTCTGATTCAGTTACTGATGAGCAAATCATGGATAATTTACCCGACCAGTACAATAGAGCTGTTTCAGCTCTTGCAACCCGTCTATATTTCAGTAGAGATTTATCTGATGGTTACGGTATGGGTATTCAGATTATGATTAATCAAATAAGAGCTAGAATGTGGGAGGTGCTGAATGGCACAACTTAATCTAGCTGACTTTAACAAAAAAGTTCAACTAGGAGATGTTAAAACTTTAACTAATGAATATACAGGAGCTGGTTATGGCGGTTTTGTTCCGAAAATAAATGTTTGGTTTGCATCTAAAACAAGAACGTTGAGTCAATCATACCAACTCCAAGGAACTGCTCTTGAAAACTCACGTACGATTATCATACGACACAATTCATCAGCAGAAAAATTAAAGGCTGCTGTGATTGATAATGTCCAATATGATATCGTCAATTATTCGCCTGATGAAACAAGTAACATTATCAGGTACGACTATTTGACGTTGAAAAGGAGTTCATGATGGGTCAAGAACTTAATTTTGAAGAAATCATGAATAGCTTAATTGAAGAAGCAGAATCTGTCAGTACATCTCTAACGGTTGAAGATAAAGCGAAAATAACCAAGGCTGGTGCAAATGCATTCGCTAGAGGACTTGAAAAAGTCACCAAAGATAAGCATTATCGTATTCGTAAAACTGGGAAAAACCCACATCTAGCCGATAGTATTTTGGTTCAGAACACTAATATTGATGGTATTAAAGACGGAAATTCTACCGTTGGTTGGGATTACACCAAATCAAGGGTAGGTCATGTGATTGAAAACGGCACACGTTTTCCGATGTATTCCAAAAAAGGAACGAAATATAGAAAAGGGGGTCAAGTTGCAATTACATCTGACCCTTTTGTTTCTACTTATCGTGACAGCATGGAAGCTCAAGTTGCCATGCTTTCAGCGGAAGCAGAAGTTTTTTCAGAAATACTCAAAAAGAAAGGGGCAGAATGAGACCAACACAAGAAGTTTCGCAAATAGTAGGTACTTTCCGCCCCTCTTGGTTAGTATTTGAAAATTTTATTCCCAAAGAACATGTTAATGATTTAGACAATACTCAAGTTTTACTGACAGAGTTTAAATCAGATATTACTAACTATGGGGACGGAACCTTTAATAGCGTTGTTCTGGCAGTTACTATCCAAATTTTCTACGGATTTAATCTCTCTGAAAGTATGCTTCTTTTAGAAATAGAATTGATGGAGAAACTAAAAGATAGCGGGTGGTTAACAATTTCAAGTGAACCACATTACCTAGACGTTAGTACCAATACAACAAAACAACAAACTAAAAAAAATATCACAGTTGAAAAAATTGTGGAAATTAATGAATTAAAAGGAGAATAAAATGGCAATTGTAGGTTTAAAAAAATCTTATCTTGGATTAATTGATAAAAAAACAGGCAAAATTATTACAGGGCCTGAAGGGCTAACAACAGATGGACTTTATATATCAAATCCGAAAGATTATGGTACAGCTTCTGCAAATATCACTAATATTGCAGCTGCTGGTACTCAAAAATTTGGAGACAACGGTCTTGTTGATGTAGTTAGTGCAAAATCATTTCCGCAAGTCTCTGCAGTTTGGAACAATCTTCCTTTTGCTATTAAAGCTAAAATTAAAGGAGAAGTAAGCGACAAAAAAGGCGGATACGTTCAATCACAAGATTTGCCACAAGTTGCTTTGATTATTGAGTCAGAGTTAATTGATCGTTCACATTCAATTTTTTACGCATTCGGTAATGGCCATATGACTGAAACTGCATTGAACATTCAAACTGACAATGCAGCGCAAAACCGAGTTGAAGATGCATTGACTTATCAATCACTGGCTTTTGCGGCATGGAATAATCAAGGAATGAAAACTTTCAATTCTGCGGATTCTGGATTCGATAAAGTGGCAATGCTAAAAGAAGTTATGGGAGGATATGCTGCTAGTGGACTAGGAATTTAATTAAACAGTAATTAAACAGTGCGGGATGATTACATCCCGCTTTTTTATTTATAAAATATTGGAGAAAAACATGGAAATTAAAATCAAACAACTTAAAAAAACCGTTGAAGTCAAAGCTTCAATTAAAAATCTCAAGAAGAGTTATAAATTTGCCAAAAACATGGCCGAAGCAGAAGAAAAAATTAGTGAAGGAAACGATGAACTAGTCTTAGATTATCTTGATTCAATTATCGAATTTGTCTCTGATATCGCTAAACTCAGCAAAAAAGAAAAAGAAGAACTTGAAATGGAAGAGTTGATGGAAGTTGTTTCTTATATTGTTGCAAAATTGCAAGGCGCTTCTGACTCGGACATCAAAAAAGCCAAAGAAAATGGCGAAGTGGGTTTAGCCCAAGAGAGCGAATAATCAGCAATCATAATCACTTGTTAGAATTACAGCTATTCGAAAAAGATGTGATTCAAAATCTTCATTGGGATTTAAGCACAATTGGAGAACAGGAATATGAGGAATTGCTTGATGTCATGAGCGCAAATCCTGATAACAAAATGATGTCAGCTGAGGATTTAGCTGCTCAATGGAATTCGTTAATTTAAAAAGAAAGGAGGAATATATGGCAAAAGAAAAAATAGCTGGGACTTTGGCCACTAATATCGGAGTTAATACTACTAAGGCAGTAACCAGTATTGAAAGCCTTAAAAATTCAGTTAAAGATAGCACCAATGCTTGGAAACAGATGGAATCTCAAATGAAGCTGTCAGGAGATACTCTAGGTGCTTCTAAAGCTAAGTATGAGGGTTTGTCTGATTCTTTAAGTAAACAAAAATCAGTGCTTGAGCGGCTAAAACAAGAGCAATCAGAAGTTAACCGTTCTACTTCTGATGGAGAGAAAGCTTATCAAAAATATGCTTCACAAATTACTCAAGCAGAAGTTAAGTTAACCGCCCTAAACGGTCAACAAGATAAAGCAAAACAAGCTTATGAGTACCAAAAATCAGGACTTGCAAAACTTAACGAGGAAGTTCAACATTCTAACAAGTTTACGGAAGAACGGGTAAAGCAACTCGAAGCGGAAGGAAAAACTGAAGAAGCCAACAAAGCCAAAATTGATGGATTAAAGTCAGCTCAAGAAAAATATTCTCAAATTTTAAAGATTCAAAAAACCGAATTGGAAAAACTAGGGGAATCAGGCGATAAGAACTCTAAGGCTTATAAACTTCAAGAAGTTCGTGTGGCGCAAATGTCCACAAAGGTTTCAGAAGCTACTCGAGATATAAAAAGGCTCAACGGCACTGAAATAAAACCTCGTACAGAAGGTATAGGTAAAGTAAAGAGTCAGCTTAGAAGTCTTAATGGTTTATTAGGCCGTACACAAAGCCGTTTTAAAGATGTTTTTTTAGGAAACATCTTAGCGAGTGGCGTAATCGGTGCGATTGGTGATATTAAGAGCAAATTTACTGGAGCTTTAGAAGCTGGCGTAGAGTATAACAAAGAAATGCAGAATTTATCGGTTTCTTTGAATAATTTTACAAATGGTAATCAAAAACTGAATGATTCTTTAGTTGATAATATCAAAAATTTGCGAGAAGAATCAGGATATTCCATTGATACATTAAGTCTTTTAACTAAAAAAACTTATGGATTAGAAGGTTCGGCTGATGGCGCTAAAAAATTATCTGACGCTTTTGTTAATTTAGGTCGTGCAACTGGTAAATCTGATGATGCAATGCAAAACATTATCACTAAGTTTACTCAAATGAATGCAAGTGGTGAAATTACTTCTGGTTCAATTACCAAAATGGAAAAAACGCTACCTGGGTTCGCTAAAACATTATCCACGACAATGGGTGTCTCTCGCGATAAACTCAACGAATTAGCAAAAGACGGTAAAATTTCAATGTCTGATTTATCAAAGACAATTGAAAACATGAGTGCCGCTAAACCTAAAGGGCTTGAAAACTACCTCACTTCATTTGACGGATTTTCTGCTCACTTGCAAGAAAAATACCAAAGTTTATCTGGAAAAATCACAGAAGGTTTCTTTAAAACAAATAATAATTTCTTAAAAAACATGTCTAAATCTCTTGACGGAGAGGAAACGGAAAAGGCGTTTACTCATATCGGAGATAGTGCAAATAAAGCTGTCACAACTATTTCTACAGCTTTTAGCTCCGTTTTTAAAGGAACTAAAAATCCATTAGCAGACTTTGCGAATGGACTGGCTAATGAAATTGAAAAATTAGGGAACTTTATTTCTAAACATGCCAATGATATCAAAAACTTTTTTGGTATGGTAAAAGATTTAGGCGGTGCTGCATTTAAGTTAATCGGCGACACTCTAAAAACAGTTCTACCTTGGCTTGAGAAGTTTGGGACTTGGGCATCAAAACATCCGGAAGACGTTAAGAAAATTGCTCTTGCAATTATAGGGCTTAATGTTGCGCTTAAAGGTACATTAGGTGTTTTAAAAGGTGTAGAAAAATATGAAGCATTAAAAAAATTATTCGTAATTAAAGACGCTGAAAAGGGAACCAAAGCATTAACTGGTCTAGGTAAAGCTGCTGTCGGTGCAGGAAAAGGAATGAAACTCGCTTTTAACTTTTTAAAAACTAATCCATTTATTCTTATTATCACAGGCATTGTCGCTGTAGTCGCCGCATTTGTAAAACTTTATAAGCATAACAAGAAATTCCGAGACTTCATCAATGGTATAGCTAAAGCAGTGTCAAAATGGGCTGGAGATGTTGTCAAGTGGTTCAAAAAAACTTGGGACGATGTTTCTAAAGTCTTTAACAGCTTCGGTAAGTCATTCTTTAAAGTGTTCAATTCGCTTTTGGGCGGAATAAAAAACGCTTGGAAGAGCGCATGGTCTTGGATTGGCAATGTATTTAATAAATATATTGATGTTTTTAAATCAGTTTTAAAACTTTTTACTGATTTCTTTACAGGTAAATGGGGAAATCTCGGCAAGGATATTCAGAAGATATGGAATGCTTTATGGGGTTATGTTGAGTCTATCTTTGGTAAAAAGGTTGATTCTATCAAAAAAGGTATCGAAGGTTTCGGTACTAAGATTTGGGATACATTCAACACAATTAAAACTAAAGTCAGTGATTTTTGGAAAGGTATGTGGGATGGTTTAATCCAATTCGGAAAAGATGGCATCAATTCAGTTATAGGTGTAATAAACAACGGTATCGGCGGAATTAACGGTGTGATTCATACATTCGGTGGTTCTAAAAATGCAATTGGTAAAATACCTAAACTGGCGAACGGTACTAAAGGCGCACCTAAAGGGGTCGCATTAATTAACGATGCACCAGGCGAACATTACCAAGAAGCTGTTATAGACAATTCAGGTCAAATGCATGTACTCGAAGGTCGGAACAGACTTGTTAACTTCCAAGGTGGGGAAACAGTAGTTCCTGCTCACGCTATCCCTCATTTTGAAAATGGTACTCCAGATTGGTTGAGTTCTATTGGTTCGTGGGTTAAAGATAAATGGGATGGCTTAACAGAAATGATTAAGCACCACATTAAGACTTTAACTCACTTCATGACTAATGCTATATCTAGTATTAGTGGTTCTCCTTTAGTTACTTCTATAGCACCAGCTCTTGGTAATGGATTTGTCAATGCAATCGTTGACCCAATCAAGAAGTTACTTGGTTCATTAAAGAAAAAACACGAAGATGACGGTGGCGGTTCTCAAGGTTCGCCATCTGGTTCCGGTGTTCAACGTTGGGCTGGACAAGTTAAAGAAGCACTTGCAGCTAACGGCTTGAGTACTAGCCAAGACATGATTGACCGTGTGCTTCGCCAAATCGCTTCTGAGTCAAGCGGTAATGAAAAAGCAGTACAAGGAAATATCGGGGATATTAACAACATCACTGGTGACCTTGCGAAAGGGTTGATGCAAACAATCTCCTCAACTTTCAACGCCAATAAATTCCCTGGTCACGGTGATATTTTTAATGGTTACGATAACTTATTAGCTGCTCTTAACTATGCTAAAAAAACCTATGGCCCAAGTTTGTCATTCCTTGGAAATGGACATGGTTATGAAAATGGTGGATTAATTAGTAGCCACGGACTATATGAAATTGGCGAAGGAAATAAGCCAGAAATGATTATTCCTTTATCAGTAGAAAAGAATGCAAGGGCTAATCAATTGCTTTCAGAAGCAAATCAACGGATTAACGGTAATAGCTCAGCTAGTGAAAGTCAAGGGATTGATAGACTTATCATTATTGTTTCGAGCATTTTAGAACTATTGCAAAACGGAAAAGACACACCAACTATCTTGCAACTATTGCTTGATAAGAAAACAGTAGTAAGGGAACTTGTGCAACCGCTAGAGGACGAAATGAATGTAAGATGTCAAGGGCCATCTAAAAATGTTGGTTTTGGGTCATTGAAAATGTAGGAAATGGGCCACCCAAATTGTTGGTTTTGGGCCCATCACTTTATTTACTTTTTGGGGTTTTGGTTTTCTTCTCACTATAGTCTTTCATTCTATAAGATTTTCCAGTAATAGAAATGACTTTAGAATGATGAACCAAGCGGTCCAATAAAGCATTCGTTAATTTCTTATCTTGAAGAAACTCAGACCATTGAGAAAGTGGGATATTCGTAGTAATCAACGTGGATTTCTTTTCATATCTCATATTAATCAGTTGAAAGAGAAGACTCGCTCCATCTCTTGAAAAGGGCAGATAACCCACTTCATCAATAACAAGTACATCATAATTGGCATACTGTTTTAATACTCGCTCTAAAGTTCCTTTTTGATTGGCTCTTAATAAACGGTCCACTAATTCAGTACTCATACAAAAGTAAGAGCTATAACCTTTCTCTAGGGCTTCTAAAGTGATAGAAATAGCTAAATGTGTCTTACCTACGCCACTATTGCCAATGAAGAGAAGATTCTCATGCTTATCTAAAAAACGTAAGGTATGTAAATCTAAAATCTCTGCTTTATTAATTTTCGGTTGAAACTGAAAATCAAAGTCCATCACACGCTTTTCATAAGGCAGATGGGCTTTTTTTAATCGTCTTTCCTGAAGGAGCGCTTCTCGTTCACGAAGTTCTTCACTCAAGAGTTCATGAAGGCCCTCTACTAAGGAAATATCCGCATGCTCATCTAAGAACTCTGGTAAGAGCTGACGCACACGATCGAGTTTTAAATGGTCCAATTGGTTGAGTAATTGATGATAAGTTGTCATAAGCGCTCCCTTCACAATAAATCGTAGGCTTGAAGATTCTCATCCACATAAGCCTCTAGTTCGTCTTCTTCAAGATGTTTGAAGACATCTGATTTAAGAATTTCAACGTAATCTTCACGGCGATAATTAAAGGGACGGTCGCTTAAAGGATGACGAGCAATCAAGCGTTGGTCACAATAGACTTTAAGGTCCTCTTGTTCTTTTTCACAGGTTACGGTCTGTCCAATATATTTAACCGGCACTGAATATTTACGCCCTTCAAAGATCACAAGTGCCTCTTTAGAGACTTTTCGAGTCAAAGGAACACTCAATTGACTATAAACTTTGAGAAGCTCTAAATCAAAAGCCTTGAGATTCAACGCCTCTTGGTCAAGACGTTCAGAAGGTGAGGTTCCAATCGCTTGAGAGATTTCTTTATGATTCAAATCTTCCATCAATTGTTGGACCAGTGCTTGTAATTCTTCAAGGTCTTCAAACTCATTGTTAAAGACAAGCAGGCGGTCAACAGTTCTCGCAAGCGCTTCTACTTTACCTTTGGTTTGAGGTCTGAATGGCCGACAAGCAATGGGTTTAAATCCAGCATCTTTTGCATACTGCCTGAATCGTTCATTGAAAACAACATTTGAGAATTGACTTTTAGAATGGTCCACCACTGTTTTCATATTGTCAAACCAAATTTCTTCAGGGACACCTCCGAATTTCTCAAAAGCGTGATTGAGACACTCAAAGAGTGTGGGTTGGAGACGGTCGACGGTCAATTGAAGATACTTCATCCGAGAGTAGCCAAGAATATACAGAAAGATATTAATCGTAAACACTTCACCATTGCGTGAGATCAGTTTTAAATTTTCTTTCCAGTCGACTTGAGCAGAAAGTCCAGGCGTTGTTTCAATTCGAATCGTTGCTTTATGTTTGCAGGATTCTCGAATCAATCTGGCATAGCGTTTGACGGTCGTATATGAGCCTTGATAGCCTTTTAGTTGGATGAAGTAGTAAATTGAGCGCACAGAGCAGCCAAGCTTGAGTTTATCTTCAATGATTGATTTATAGTTCTCAATAAGTGACGGTGGGACCCTTCGTTTTGAAGCTTCTTCAAGGGTCTTTTCTTTTCCGAGGTCATAATAACGTTTGACCGTCCGATAGTCACAATTATAGCGTCTGGCAATATCAGCGAAATTAGGTTTAATTCCAGTCATAAGATGTTCGGTTATACTTTCTAGGATGTCTTTTCTCATAAGGAAAAGCCTATCACAATTTTAAAGTTAACCTACATTTTCAATGGCCCGTTTCCTACATTTTAGCATGGCCCTTTACATGTAAGAAGTAGCTTGCGCAATATTATAAACGCAGGAAGGGGAGAAAATGGCATTTTCGGTTAATTTCAATGGAGTAGAGTTGTCAGGGATGGTTGATGGTTTCACTGCCATTACTAGGAATATCGGTTCTAGCTGGAACAATAGCACTAGAAACCGATTAAGAATAGGGGCTGACTTCATTAACAGTTCTATCGGTTCTAAAAGCATTACAGTCAATTTTATTGCTAATGTTAAAAAAGACCGTTTTGTCACGACTAGAAACGATATTGCTTCTTTCTTGAATGTTACAGAACCAGCACCGCTTATTTTTGGAGATGACCCAAATAAAGTATGGTATGCAGTTCCAGACGGAACGCCTACACTAGATGAATCATCTTTTTATCAAGCTATAGGTTCAATCACATTCCTAGTCCCAGAAGGTCACGCCTATTCGACATATACTAATGTTTTAAACTCAGATAATTCAGGTGGAGTCAATGGTTCTATCACTACTAATAATGATGGTTCGGTTGATATCACAATTAATAATCAAGGAACATTACCGACTTGGATAGATTTAAAGCTTACCAATAATCATGACAATGGATATTTCGCAGTTATAGGATTAAAGGGAGCTTTAGAATTAGGTAATCGAGAAGAAGTTGATGGTGTTACTATCAAGCATAGCGATGTTCTTTATGATAGTAAAACTGATCCTAAATTTTCTAAATTTGTATCAGCCGCAGGCCAACCTCATCCAGAATGGGCTGGTGCAGGAACAAATGGAAAGATTGGGTATCAAGAATATAATTATAAGTCTTCTAATGGGCAACATAAAACAATGAAGGGTGTTAAGCTGATTGACCCTGGAAGTCAGACAGGTTTTCGTGGAGGCATGTCAGAGCTTGTCTTACCTCCAGATTCAAATGGTGATTCTGGTGCAGTTAATTTCTATGCTTGGTTCAGATTATTTACTTGGACCAATGCACTTGGACAAACTGGTGTCATGCAAATTCTATTCACTGATAAAAACGATAAATTTGTTGCTGGATATGGAACATTAAAAGATGATAAAACAGGTAATACTGGTACTGTTGGCTTTTGGATAGGTGGTGATAAAAAAGGACAATGGAAACATATTCCTTATGTCGCAAATAATGGAGAACAAACTAGATTAAAAGATAATAATACGATGCTTAATGATAATCGAGGGGCATTGGATTTCTTCAAACAAGGAGCAACTCTAGGTTTTTATTGGAAAGGCGGACATCAGCGCATCGTCGTCCCAGAACTTAAAGATGTCGCAATTCATAAGGTTAAGTTCTTCTTTGGAAACTGGTCAACTAACCCAAGATGAACGATGACACATATGGTTATTCGTGACTTTTGGTGCCGCAAAGACTTTGTTAATACATGGAATGACTTACCAAATCGCTATAAAAATGGCTCAGTCGTTGAAATTGATATGGCTAGTGGTAATGTATTCAAAGATGGAATATCAGCAATTACAGAGGTAGTAAATGGAACAGAACCTTTCAGTATTCCACCTGGAATTAGTCAGATCAAAATCATTCAATCATCTTGGAATAATACACCACCAGACGTTGAAATATCATGGAAAGAAAGGATTTTATAATGCTCATTAATGTTTTAAATGGTTCATTAAAAAAAGTAGCAATTTTAAGTAATGAACTTCCCAATGCACCTAGTTATTATAACGATGAGTTTCATGACTATTTAGAACAAGGAGCAACTACATTTAGTTTTACAGTTGCTAAAGTGATTAATAATCAGCTACAGGATTATACACAATTCTTAAGTGATCAAAGTTATTTTAGCTTCAGAAAAAATGGTCGAGACTATTTGATGACGCCATCTTCATCTCAAGCTGTACGTGAGACAAGTACAGAAATTTCTTTCGTATGCGTTTCGTTAGACCGAGAACTTATTAATGAGCAAGCAAATTCATTAACGAATACTGCAAGCCATAATATTCAATGGTACTTTGACCGAATGGGTTTAATCTCTAGAACTAAAATTACTATTGGAATTAACGAAGTTTCAAATCTAACACGAGTGATTAATTATGATGCGCAAGAACCTAAATTATCAAGACTTATTTCGGTAATCAATAATTTTAACGCTGAATTTGATTTTGTAACGACTTTAAATAATGATGGTTCTCTTGGAACTGTTGTACTAAATATCTATAAAGAAAATGACGGTCAAAATGCTCAAGGTGTGGGAACAAAACGTGATGATGTCAGACTAATATTTGGTAAAAACATCGAGGATGTCGAAGTAGAAGTGAGTGATGATGGATTTTTTAACGCCGCTTATATGACTGGTGCTGACGGTTTTAGTTGGAAAAATTATGCTTTCAGCTATAAAAATTCAGATGGGGTAGAAGAATTCTATAAAAGAAAGGGTTCTGAAATAGCTTATGCTCCATTATCTGCCAAAATGTTCCCTTCTCAATTGAAAACAGACAAAGGAGACATTTGGACAAGCTCAGACCGAACCACCGAATATAAAAACGCCAATGATATGTGGGGTTATATTGTCAGTCAATTTAAGCAATATGCCTATAAAAAAATCACATATACCGTTACTCCATCATCTACTTTAGTTAATCAACTTGTTGGAGATGGAAGACCACTCCGAAAAGGAGATACAGTTATTATCCAAGATGATAACTACATGGATATTGATGGCAATGTTGGTCTAATTTTATCTGCAAGAGTCTCTGAAATCATTACATCAGATACAAAGCCTGCTAATAATAAAATTGTTTTTTCAAATTATAAAAAGCTAAAGAGTGAAGCTTCTGTAGATATCCAAGCTATCGTCAGTCAGTTAGTCAATGATGCTACACCGTATTTCGCAGACATAGCAACTTCAAATGGAGTTCAGTTCAAAAACGGAACTGGTTCAACAACTTTATCAGCTCATATCTATAAAGGTTCTGCAACGGCTGAAACAATCGCTGACAGTTACGAATGGTCGAAAGATGGAACGGTTGTAGCTCCAACTCAGACAATCACAGTTGATGCCAGTGGAGTTTCGGATAAGGCAGTTTACAGCTTTAAAGCGACAGTTGGCGGCAAAGTAGTCGCAAGTCAGTCGGTCACTATCACTAATGTTAATGACGGTGCTAAGGGCGCACAGGGTCCGCAAGGTCCTCAAGGATTAAAAGGTGATCCTGGAGCAACTGGTATCCCCGGACAAGCCGGAGCTGACGGAAAAACAAGTTATCTTCACATCGCTTATGCCACAAACTCAACTGGTACGGCTGGATTTGATGTATCAAATGCGACTGGTAAAACTTATATTGGACAATATACAGACTTTACGAGCGCTGATTCTACAGACCCAAGTAAGTACACATGGAGCTTGATTAAAGGTGATAAAGGCGATAAGGGAGACCAAGGCGTCCAAGGTATTCAAGGCTTGCAAGGTCCTGCTGGAACTCAAGGGGTTGCTGGTCCTAAAGGCGCTGACGGAAAAACGCAATATACACATATCGCATACGCAAATAGTGCCGATGGTGTAACTAATTTTTCAACTTCTGATTCTAATCGTACCTATATCGGGATGTACGTTGATTTTAATATCAATGATTCAACCACTCCGAGCAATTACTCATGGACGCTCGTAAAAGGAGCGGATGGAACGCAAGGGACACCAGGTAAACCAGGGACAGACGGTAAGACTCCATATTTTCATACAGCATGGTCTTATAGTGCTGATGGAACGGACGGTTTCGCGACTGTTTGTCCGAATTTGAATTTGTTAGACGGTACTAAAGATTTTAGCGGTGTTTGGACAAATTCGAGTTATTGGGAAACTGACGGAACATATAAAGGCCTAACTGTTAAAAAAAGAACAGGTCAATGGAGCGGTATAAACAAGTCGTTCATTGCACAAGAAGAAGGAAATTATACATTTTCAGCTTATGTAAAAAGTTCAGGAGGAAACGCAAACATTACAAGATTTTGCATCCTAAACACTTTCGGTGTCGACGATTTAAGAAAAAGGCTTGGCAATAATTTTGACTGGACTAGAGATAGTTTTACTATAAAATTAAAAGCAGGAGATGAAGTTTGTGTCCGATGCGAAATAGATGGTTCAGGTGCAGATTCAATTTTATGGACGGCTGGTCATAAGTGGGAAGAAGGCTCAACCGCTACTCCATACATGACTTCATCAAGTGAAGTCACAACTGCTGACTGGCCGAGCTACATCGGTCAGTACACAGACTTTACACAAGCTGATAGCACAAAATCAACTGATTACGTTTGGAGTCTGATACGAGGGAATGACGGGAAAGATGGGGCGACTGGCCCACAAGGACCAACTGGTCCTGCTGGAAGTAATGGTAATCCTGGTAAAGTTGTATCTGATACTGAGCCAAGCACTCGATTCAAAGGATTGACTTGGAAATATTCAGGACCCTCTGACCTTACAGCGAGTGACGGAACAGTTATTAAACCAAATACTGAGTACTATTACAATGGCACTCACTGGATGATTAACTATTTAAGTGCGAATAATCTTGAAGCTAACTCAATAACCGCTGACTTAATTGATGCAAAAAATTTAAAAATTACTGATGGTGAGTTCGTAAGCACAACAACTAATGGTTCAGTTAAAATCCATTCAGAAATTAAAGATGATCATCTTCAGATTAACAAAACGGATACTTCTACTAATTCTTTCAATGCAATTGAACTTGAATCTGATTCGGGCTTGACCATGACCCATCTGAATAGTTATACAGGCGAAAATACAATTTCCGGCGTTAATTACCAAGGTTTGTTTATGCGAAATAGCCTTACAAATGAATTTGCACGCCTTACGCCTCAAGGCACGAAGTTATCTACTGACGTTCCTTGGACGACTTTATCTGCAACCGGTGGATTTCGTGATGGGTCAATTCAATTCTCGGTACAGAATGGCGTTGCTTACTTTTCAGTTACAAATTTAATTACCCCAGCTATGACTGATAATAAGTGGTATCAATGCGCTCAACTCCCAACTAGTAGTAGTGCAATTCCATCAGTTAACCGGGTAACAACTGCCTTCAGTAATGCTTCAATTTGGGGATTTTATGTCGCTACAACCGGAGGATTATATTTTAAAAGTTTTACCGGTGTTTCAGTAACCAATAATTCAACAAATGTCCTTGCCGCATTTCCAATAGGATAGGAGAAAAAGTAAATACAACAAATACAACTACTGATATCTTTGTCGATGATAAGAATGTGGGTAATTTTACTCTCACAACGTTCGACAACGGAACAATGAATGCAAATTTCATGATTAATGACCCTACAGCATTTCATGGCACACCAGAAGCAGCTCAAGACATAGCTAATTTGGTTAGTTCAGCAGTCAATCAGTCTAAAGCTTTGTTTGCTGATTTTGAAGCTAGTAAAAAATAGAAAGCAGGGCTATGGAATTAAAACAGCTCGTAGAGCAGCATGAGACTAAACTCAAACAACATGACAAGGAATTATCCCGGCTTAATGATATGTCAGCTGAAATGCAAAAGCAAATGAATGATGGCCTAACTCGTGTGGATGAATCAAATCGCTTTTTAAGAGAACAAAATACTCGACAATCTGAACAGAATGCTCAAATATTGCAAGCTGTTATTAAAGGTAATGAAAGCTCAGATGAACATCAGTTTCAGTTGAAGTTGCTTGATAAAACAAACTTTTGGAAATTGATTTTCGGAATTGGCGGAGCTTCGGCGGCCATATATACGATTATCATGGAAGTTATAAAATTAATTAAATAAAAGAGGAAAAATAAAATGGATCAAAATTTAATGACAATCTTTAGCGGCGTTTTAACTTTAGTAGGAACAGTAGTGTCTTACTTCATCTCACAGGCAGCTAAAAAGCATAGCAATGTAAAAAATATCGATGCTTTAGCTAAATTGGCAAATCAAGGAGTGACTTGGGCAGAAAAGAACTTCAACGAGAATCCTGAGAAGTTGTCTGAAGCTATTAACTATGTGACAGAAGAGGCTAAACGAATTAAAATAAAAACCAATCCCGCTCAGATTGAAGCTCAAATTGAAACATCATTGGCTCAATTGAAAAAGAATTTTACTTCTAACCCAGTTAAAACTATTACAGAGGTTACTGAAAAAGCAGTTGAAGTTACTGGTCAAGTTGCTCAAGCAACGCAGAAAGCGGCTAACATTGTTTTTCCAATTATTGAAGAAATAGAAAAATCAGAACCAACAGAACAAGGAGAATGATATGAACGGAATTGACATTTCCAGCTATCAAGCAGAATTAAATGCTGGAATTGTTCCCTCAGATTTCGTCATTATAAAGGCCACAGAGGGAACTAACTATATAAATCCAACTTGGGAAGAGCAAGCTGGACAAGTGATTCAAACAAATAAACTTCTGGGTTTCTACCATTTTGCCAGTACTGGAAATCCGATTACTGAAGCTGATTTTTTTATCAGTGTTGTTAAAAATTATATTGGCAAAGCAATTCTTGTTTTAGACTTTGAAGCTGGGGCAATTAATGCATGGGGAAATGTTGGTGCCCGTCAATTTCTGAATCGAGTAAAAGAAAAAACTGGAATCAATCCGATGATTTACATGTCAGCAGAAGTTACTCGCCAGTTTAACTGGAGCATAATTTCAAGTACTAACCCTTTATGGGTTGCGCAATATGCCTCTATGAATCCTACAGGTTATCAATCTGAACCGTGGACTGACGGAAAAGGGTACGGTGCTTGGAGTTCAGCGGCTATCCACCAGTATAGTTCAGCTGGTTCACTTGCTAATTGGAGCGGTAATCTTGATATAAATCTTGCTTATATCAATGCCAATCAATGGAAATCACTAGCAGTAAGCGGAAGCACTAGCAATTCAATAACTACAGAAGATATTAATATAAATAATACAATAGAATATGAGGAAGAAGAAATGCACTTTATTCAAACAGTTGATACAAAGCGAATCTATATGATTAATGCTGGAATGTATTCGTGGATTACAGACCCAGGAATGTGGACTAATTATAAAAAAGCATTCCCTAAAGCACCAGTTATTCCACTATATCAAGCACAAATGGAAAAACTATATCGTAAAAATGTGTAAATTAAAACCCTGACTTCGGTAACTACTTTTTTTATTTTTCAGAATATGATATACTTTTTAATAAAACTAAAAGTGGTGGTAGTAAGATGAAATTTGAAGGAACTTGGCTTGTTGTTATTATACTAAGTATTGAGGTTTTAGCTTTCGGCGAATTTGAGCAGTCTAATCAAATTCTTTTGATAGGGGGAATTTCTATTATATTATCTATACTATTTGAAGCTTCTACTTTAATTAGACACTTTATTAAAAAACAAACTAAAGTATAACCCCGCTTCGGCGGGTCTTTTTGGTTTTTTATATTTATGATATAATTAAGTCAAAATAAATATGTTTTAGAGGTAACAAGATTTAAAGATACTGTCAATAATTATGTGTAAACACTCAAGTAGAGTTGAAGAATATTAATCAAATAAGCTTTCAAGTGTGTCAGCACATTGGCCAAACCCTTTATGGATGCGTTGACTTTGCTTGAAATTATAATCTTCAAACAAAGTAACTAAGTAACGTTCCAGAGCCTCCTCGTTAGGAAAAAGAACCTTCTTTTTCGTTTGACGTTTGATTTCTTTGTTAAGAGACTCAATGAGGTTTGTCGAATAAATGCTGTGCCAAATCTGGTAGGGAAACTGATAAAAAGTTAAAAGATTATCCGTATTCTCCAGACTTTCCATGACTTTCCTATACTTTGGTTTCCATTCGGCGATAAAGTTCTCTAAAGCTTGCACTGCCATTTCTAAATTTTCAGCACGATAAATCGTTTTAAATTGCTCCAGAATAACCGCTCTATCTGCTCGTTTCACTTTACTAGCTAGATTTCGACTAATATGAATTAAGCAACGTTGTTGTTTAGCTAATGGGTAAGCCTGACTGATAATCTGTTCAAGCCCCTTGAAGCCATCGGTCACTACAAGAGAAACCTGTTGGATTCCTTGGTTTTGAAGCTTGTCTAACAGGGTGGACCAAGAAGCATTGTTTTCATTTGGGGCGATTTCATATCCAAGAACAGCCTTCTGTCCTTCTGGTGTAATGCCAAGTGCGATATGAATACATTCTTTACTAACGGTTCCACGTCTTAATGGAAGATAGGTTCCGTCAAGAAATAAAACAGAGTAATTGGCTTCTAAGCTTCGCTCATGAAAAGTAGCGACATTCTCCTGAGTTGCTTTTGAGATATTAGAAATTGTGGCAGGACTATAGTGATGACCATACATTCGCTCGATGATATCACTAATTTCTCGAGTCGTTACACCGGTTTGATAGAGTTTGATAACCATCTCTTCCAAGTGGTCATCTCGACGTCCATAAGCGGGAAGCAAAGCTGGACTAAAGTTCCCATTACGATCTCTAGGAATGCTCAACTGAACAGTCCCATATTTGGTTTCAAATTGCCGTGAATAGCTTCCGTTACGACTATTCCCAGAATTATAGCCTACTTTATCGTAAGGTTCATACCCTAAAAAGGCTGATAACTCTGCTTGAAGCAGATTATTCATAGCAGTTTCAAGAGAAGTACGGAAAAATTCATCAATATCTTGCTTTTGGGCTAGGAAGTTAAGTAGTTCTGTGGTAAACTGAGTCAT